GAACCTGTTAAAACAAAACCTGCCTTTTCAACAGTTCCGAGTCGTTCTGTTACAGTAAAGTGGCTTCCTAGTGTATTTGCGCCTGCTCCTAAAACCCTTACGAAGGTTAGTGCATCTCTGTTTTCTAAAAATTTCTTTGCGGCCAGGGTTGATGGATATTCCGGATTTGCTTCTCCAAAAATTTCAACAAATCTTTCATAACTATGAACTGTCGTTGGTACAAAAGCAGGTCCCTTTTCAGAAAATCCAGCGATACCTGCAGGCACAGTTGTTATAATTTGTTCAAGATTTTGGTTTCTCTCTCTTACAGTTTCGGTATCAAAAAACCCTGGGGACTTAAAAGTCTGTTCAGCCATACATAGTCTCCTATCATTATATATAATTTTCTAATATAAGTATCAATCAAAATGTCAAATTTCTTTATTACTTTATATCTTCTATTTTTCTTAAAAAATCGGCAGACAGAACTGTCTCACCTTTCCTTTTATTTCTTGCTAAAACTTTTCTATACTCCTTTGTAATCTTTCCTGTTTTAGGGTCGTAGTCTTCAAAAAGTAATTCAATACCAGAATCTTCTCTTCCCTCGTCAATGTTTCCGTCACTATTGACTTGCTCAATGTCACTTAAAATAAACTTGTTAGTTTTGTCTTGATTGTTGTTTTTATCTGTTGTTTTAATACTAGAAGACTTGACTTCGCTTATTTCAAAATTAATCTCAGGTGAAGATAAAAATCTTCTAAACGGAGTATTTACACCATTAATTTCTGGTGCTAGCAAATAAGAAGGAACTGTTATAGTAAAATTATGCTTAATTATTCTTTCTTCTGAAGAATATTCTGTAAAATTATCATTTGAAGAAATAGTTGAAGAGACATAGGCAAAGTGCTCATAGCCTTCCCTAGTTAATATTTTAAAGCCTCTATCCTGACCATCAAACCTTGCCATTAAATGCTCTATAAGCTGATTTGATTCAGTTACATACTGTGTCCAAAAAGTTATATCGTATTCAATTGTAAAAAACTCAGGATAAGGTATTGTTATAATTTCAAATATATTTTTTCCTATTCTAGAAGATAAGTCTATTTCTTCTTTAAAATAAGATAGATTTTTCTCATTTCTTCTTGAGGCTTGGCTTGTTCCATCTTGAATATTTCCTGGGTATGTTTCATTTTTAACATACTTGCGTTTAGAAACATTTTCTTGATTTTTTAATCCTAGCTTATTAATAAGATTCTGATAATCTCTATCTGATTCTGATAGTCTTCTTTTTATAACGTATAAATCTTGATCCCTATAGGAAATAGGTGTGCCATATCCACCTTGTCCTGGGGACAAATCGACACTTTTTCTTATTATTGATATAATAGGTAAAATCAAAGCGTTGTTATTGTCTCTTAGTGCTTCTTTTCTTCTAGTCAAAGCAAATCTTTCGCCTGATGCAAAAACAACGGGAACCTTAATTGTCTTATCTTTGTTTGTTACCTCAAAAGAAAGCTTTTTATCAAAAAGATTAAATATAGCTCTATCTACATCTTCAATTCCGTTTTTAGGAATTGAATAATCCTCCTCAGTATTTAAACCTTCAAATCCGCTGCTAACACCTTTCATATTTACTCCTCATCATAAAAAGAAGATCCTGCACCAGTTTTATCACCTTTAGGGGATACCTCTTTGGGTCCTGTTATAGGAGCATCTAAAACACCTTTCTTTTGAAGGTCTCTAACGTCTCCTGTTTCTCCATTTCTATTTCTTTCAAAACCTCTTTGTTGAATAAATGTATCTTGAACAGCATCTGCATCAGTAAATCTTTCTGACGTCGGTCCAAAAACTTTTGATAAAAATTGTCTTTTTCTAGCTTGTCGACCAGTAACAGTTATAAAATTACCGTGTTCAATCTGGCCATATATTGTAGAAGAAGTTGGTGCCTTAATTACTTCAAAAAACACAGAGCCATAAGAAAAGAAGTCACCTTCATTTACTTCAATACCTTTATCAAGCAAATCTTTTTTCTGTATAAAGCATTCAATATTATAAAACTCTTCAGATCCAAACTGATTTGTTCTGATTTCTTGTTCTTGGTATTGTACAAAGCAATCAATTTCAATAGGTGTATCAAAAATTTTATCAGGAGATTCTTCATAAATATCATGAATTTGCGTCTTAATTTCAGATATTGAATAATAGTATATTCTTTGACCTGCAACGTCTTTAATTACTTCTTTTGCAATGTCGTTAATAAAGCTTATTTCTCTTTTTGTTATAAAAAGTCGTGCCATGATTTATTATCCTATTGTTATTGAGTTTCCGTTAGGAATTGGAATAAATTTCAATTGTTTTTGAATAAGCTCTGCTCTTGTTGAGCTAACCTCAAGAAGCTTGTCATAGGTCATCGTATCTAACATTTCTTTAAGCTGAGTTATTAATTCTTTTTTATCTTCACGACCTCTGCTTAGAAGATCAGATCCATTTAGAGAAACATCAGAACCAGGTATTGGAACAGTAGAAAACTTAGATCTAATTTCACCTAGCTGCTCTTTGCATAACGCCAATGCAAATTGACGAATCCACTGCCTACCTATTGAGTTAACCTTATTATATATCAAATTTCCAAACGGAACATTTGAAAGGTTTGAAATTCCGTGAACTGTATCGTCTTGATAGCCAGGATTTATTGGGTCAGGATTATACATTACTCTCATAAAGAGTTTTTTAGGATTATCTTGTACAGGAGTAGGAAATATTCTTATTTTTGTGCCAATAACCTTGTAGGAATAATTAGATCTTCTAACTCTATTTGAAAGATCTAATTGACCTGCACGTAAAATATCTTCAAAAACAGGCAATACATAAAAAATAGTTTCAGGAGTAAAAGATTCAAAGCTAAACTCGTTATTTAAATAGTTTATAGCACTGGTTGTATCAAAAAATCTATAAGCAGCTTGTGGAGAAAAATGAAAAATTTCGCTAATTTTTAATTTTGTTTTAAAGTTTTCATTTGCATTTTGACCTGTATCAAATATAACATTTCCTGAACCATCTTTTAGTTCACTATGAATATCGTAATCTTGTTGTCCAGTTACCAGGTCAATAGATCCTGATATCATATTATAAGAACCTCCTATTCCGGCTTCCATGGCATAAGGCTCTGCAAATCTTGCAAGATATTGAAGATTTTCTCTTGGGTATTTTTGCCCTGCATCATAACTACCTGTTGGCATACCCATAAATTGTAATAGTTGAGATTTTGCTTGATATTGATTAATTATTGAGCTATATTCAAGCGTTGCCTCTTCAAGATTTCCAAAAAACATTTTTCTTGTAAGCTCTACTGATAAAACATCGTCACCTAGCTTTCTTTTTGCAAATGTTACAAAATTATCAGCCTCGGTTTGAAAATCTGTATCTTCGTCAAAAAACCCGTAAGGCGTTGGATTTTGACTGTTATTAACCATGTCTGAGAAACTCGGCATAAAACACTCCCTGCATATTTGATAAATATACTTGCGTCATGCCTTTTTTTAAAAAAGTAAATCTTAAAAACTTTCTCCCATGTATTTTAAATTCGGGTTCATGATATGTCCATCACAAGACCTTGATACATGACCGTATCCAATTGCATGTCCCATTTCATGAACAGCAAGTGTTAAAAGATCATCAGGTCTACTTCTAAGACTCGTTGAGAAAAACATTTTAGCAGAAATAACTGTATCATCATAAGAATGTATTCTTGTCGTTGCTGCCAGAGCTCTAGTGGTTTCAGTTTCCAATTCATCAACCTCTTTATCGTTAAATTCTACAAATATTTCTCCAAACCCTGGACTTCTATCACAAGGATAATCGTAGCTAACAATTTCAATTGATTTTCCTTTGTCGTTCCACCAGTCTTTTGCAATCTCAATGTCTTGACCAAGTTCAGAATCACAAATATAAACTTTGTAATCCATTTGTGATTTATTAATAGTATCAATTTCACAATTACTTGCAAGTGCTGTCATTTGTGCAATAAAAAATAGTAACATAATAAAAACTCCTTTATTTTTATTTTTATTATATTACTATTTTAAACCGTTTACACGGGGACTGTATTAGGTATTAAGCAGCTGATGCTGATACTTTCCACTCACCGCTAGCGTAAACACAAATTGCATTATCACCAGTACCCAGGTTACCTGATCCTGCATTTGCGTTAGCAGTATTTACAATGTTACCAGATGATCCACCAGTCACAATAGCAATAACAATGTCTCCTTCGTTAGCAGAAGTAGGTAATGATACGGCATGATTACCTGTAATGATAACAACAGAAGTTCCCGACGTTAGTGTAACGTCGTCAGATGTTACATGAATTGCGTTTAAAGCAAATCCTGATCCTGATCTTTGTACCAGTCCAGCCGTTGGTGTATATTCTACTCTAGGCATAATTTCCTCCATTTTAATATATTTGAGATTACTTGTCCACAAGATTCCGACACGGTAGTGGGGTTACCTTTATGCTATGTGCCGGGCCTATTTGTATATAGGATCTAAATTATAAATTATCCTTGATAGGCTCTTAAAATTTTTGGACTAGCTTTAAGCGCCTCTAAAATCTTGTCAACGCGAGGATCAGCTCCGCCGCCACTTGATTTTGCTTTTTTAAGCGCAGCTACTTCTTTTTTAAGGGCAGCCAATTGTTTGCAGCAGTCTTCACATTGTTTCTTAAGCGCTGCAAGCTCTTCAGATTGTTTACTCTTTTCAGCCATATTATCCTCCATAAGTTTATTAATGACGTTTATAAGTATATATATATTGATAAAATAATAAAACCTATAGGAGTTTTTTATGAGAAAAGTTATCAGATCATTAATTGTAGAACAACTAGAAAAAGAAAGGCTAATTAGAGAAGCAGATATGGCGTCTGCAATGGATGTCTTTCAAACACTTTGGAATTTAGCTTCAGCAGGTTTTATTTCATACCAGTTTGCAAAAGCAATTTATAATTCATATAAATCAGGAAAAAAGACTGAAGAAGAAATTCAAGACATGGTTCAAGGTTTAACAATTGATTATCTTAAAAGCGGTGAAGAAGAAGACCTTGACTATCTTGATAAAACAATGCCATACGATATGGACAGCTTTGATAGAACTGTTGACTTTGAAATTGATTACGATGATACAGTTGAAGTACCTAGAAACAACGATGATACACTAGTTCTTGATAGAGACAGTGAAGGTTTTGATTTCGATCAAGATACAGATGAATTAACTGCCGATTTTACCCTTCCAATTATCGATCTTGACGATGAAGATGAAAGCTTTGACGGAAGCACACAAATTAGAAGCGGAAGGAGAGGTGATACAAAACCTTTCGGTGAATAATGATACCTGTAATAATTATTTCAAACTTTATTTGTGAATTATTCTCAGTTTTTATTAGAGTTGGAGGCATTACACTCTATCCGTTTATTGTACTTCGGCCTGAGTTTAATAATAAAGTTACAATCAACCACGAAAAGATTCACATAGAGCAGCAAAAAGAGCTTCTGGTTATATTCTTTTATATTCTATATGTTTACTATTGGCTAAAAGGAAAGATTAAAGGATTGTCAAACCACGAGGCTTATATGTCAATTCCGTTCGAAAAAGAAGCTTACGAAAACGATCGAGATTTTAACTATCTTGATATTAGAAAAAAATGGAATTGGAAAAACTATATTAATTAATTTTTGTTCCAGCCCATAGTGACATACTTGCGTTTCTAATGTGACTATTCATTAAATTAGTTGGAATTAGCCATTTAAGAGGTAGCTCTTCTTTTGGAATATTTACAGTAGTTTGTGATCCAAACACACCTTGCTGTTGTGTAACTGTTACCTCTTGTTGCTTAATCCATTTAATTTTTGACTGCGTTGTATATGTTGATCTGTTAATAATTGTTAAATCAGGTCCGTATAAAAGCATTTCAACGATGATTTGATGATCGTCAATTGTAATATATGTTTCTTGTAGCATGTGATTATTTTGATATGAGCATTTTTTAGCGTCTCTTCTATAGTTGCAATTGTCCCAAGCGTACTCTATTGTATCTTCATCATAAACTTTTATAATTTGGTGCATAGTAATAGGATCCCAGATATTTTTTTTACCCGGACTTTGTATTTTTGCATTTTTCCAGTGACTTGAAGAATATCCATATACTGATTTTTTTGAAATTACAGCTTCAACCTCTTCCGATAGCACAGTCATTTTAATCGGCGCTACATAGACTTCTAAGTTTCTATGGGATTCAACAACTATTGTTTCTTCTGGCACATCTATTTCTTCTGCAAACAAAAAGCTAATTAAAAATAATAAATAAAAAATCATATTTGAGTCCTGTTGTATTTGTTTAATATAAGTATATATTTTCTTAAGCAAATGCAATAAAAAAGGCTGTGACCTAAGCCACAGCCTTCCAAATAACCAGAAAAGATTTCTCGTTAGATAACGTTCATATCCAAGCAAGTTACTGTTCCGTAGAAGTCACCACGAACCATTTTCTTACCGTAACGAGTCATTACACCTTTTCTTGGTGTGAAATCTTCTGGTTGGAAAATAGTAGGAGTAACGATTAACGGTACATAAGGAGCGTAGACATAACCTGTTTCCAGATATGAACCACCTTTATAACCTACAAGCAGCTTGTTGCGTGGGAAGTAAGGATCTTTGTAAACAGTAAATCTGTTAGAAAGAGAACCAATTGATTGTGCACCCAATTGGAATGGAGCACCAACTTGACCTTGACCATCAATCTTTAATGAAGGCTTGTACATTACAGAAGCTTCGAAGATTGTAGCAACTTCAGGAGAAGTAACAACAAAGTTTGCAGAACCTCTCAAAGTCTTACGATGGATTTCGTTAGCAACGTCAATGATGGTTTCAACCAAGGTTTCATACCATTCACGAACTGTACCAGTAAATGCTGGACCAGCTTGAAGACTGTTTACTTTTTCGATAGTAGCACCACTACGCTTGTTAACAAATTTACCTGGTGAACGAGACCAGAAGAAGTTAGCACCGCGAGCCTGAGTGAGCAAGTCATTTAAGATTTCACGATCAATTTCCAATGCAATTTGCTCTGACAAGATCTGAGTCAATTCAACTTCAGCATCCATCGAGTGATAAGCATTAAGATCTTGCGCCAACTCTGGAGACCAACGAGCTCTTAATTTACGAGTATCAGCTGTAACGGAGATCGCTTCAACTTTGATATCGATTTCTGGAATAACAGGAAGTGGATTACCTGGCCCACCGTTACTTGAGTTGCCTGAACCGAAGTCAGATTCAAACGATGGAATAACCAAAGAAGTACCGTCAGCGCTTGTATTGTCAAGAGCAGCAGATTGCACACAAGAAACAGAGATCAATGCGTCTTCACTGGTATTTCCTGATCCATCAAGATCTCCTTTATCTTCAACAGAGCTTACAGGGATAACTGCTAGCAAAGCAAGGTTTGGAGTTGACAATGTTGCCATTGGATTTGGTGTAAACACTGTACCTGCGTAAGTTCCAATTTGGTTCAAGCGACGAACATTTAAAATTCTTCTACCACCTTGAACAGCCTCAGAAACATATTCTGTTGATCCAGGAGCAGCACCAGGTGTCTTAGCATAAACTGCAATATCTTTAACCATTGTAAGATCAGCACCTGCAAACTTAGTTGCATCCATCTCTAGCAAAAGAAACTGATAGTTTTGTTCACCGTCTTCAATTTGTTGTATGATTTGTGGGTCAAATTGCAAGAAACGAGCATCAGATCCAGATGCAGAGATTAACATATTGTTTGTCACAGTATTAGGTGTAGTACTAATGTTAAAAGAACCAAGTGATAGTAACATATCCCCTTGTAGATCATCAACATCCTTGTGGAATCTAGAAAATCCTGATCCTGCCAAGTCATATTGACCACCAGTTGCCAAAGATCCAGATTGAACTCCTTTTCCAGATGGGCCATTATAAATTGATTGACCTACACCATATGTAGCACCACTGTTCAAAGCATCAGAGCCGAGGTCACCACCAACATCGCTACCATAAGTGTAGTCTAAATAGAAAAGAAGACCAGATGGTAATGACATAGGTTGTACAGAAACCAAATCGTTAGCAACCAACCCGCCAAATACACGACGTACAATTGGGAAAGCAATATTGGTAAAACCGCGAAGGTCACCAGAAGCAGATGCTGATCCGTTTCCGCCACCTAAAGTGTTAGCTTCGCGAAGTACTTGAGCTGCTTGATTTTCTAAAAGACGTGACATGTTTTCACGTTTTTGTCCCTCAAGGCCTCTTAAAAGACCGGTACGAGACCATTTTTCGACTAAACGTCGACCTTCGGAACCAACGTGACGATCACGGATACCTTCGGTCAACTGTTGTAAAGTAAAGTTTGACATTATTCCTCCAAATAGTTTTTATGTCAGCTTATTTAAGCCCTGCCAATCTAGCCCAACGATCAACTTGACCAGAAGCAGATGATTCAGTAATTAAAGCACCGCCTGATTTTGTTGGTCTTGAGGAAGATCCTGCAAGCTTTCTAATTTTTGTTTCATTGAGTGAGCCAGTTTTCTTTTTATTAACTGATTCAGAAAGTGTTTTATACACCAGTTTAACTTCTCTCAAGCTCTCTGCATTATCAATAGATTCGATAATAGTTTTCTTTTGACTAGAATCCAACCCTTTTGTTTGTAAAAGCTTATTAACGTAGAGCAGTTTTGCATTAAACAGATTCATCTCATTAAGCTGATCACGGAGGCTTTCAACAGCACCTCGGTATTCATCCAGCTTTCCTTTAAGCTCACGATTATTGCGTTGCTCTTTAAGGAGTTGTTCACGATAGCGAGACTCATTTAATTTCTGGTTCCCATTGGTGCTATTGCTAGATCTATTGTTTCTTAATCTTTCGAGTTCTCGAGAAAGAGCAGCTTCATTGATTGAAAATACTTCTTCAACAGGTTCTTCAGCTTCTTCTTCTTCTTCTCCAGCTTCAAGTTCAGAAAAATCAAATTTCATTTCTTCTCTTTCTTCACCTTCTTCGCTGTCAGCAGCTTCACCTTCGCCTTCTCCGGCTTCAAGTTCAACCTCTCCTGCTTCTTCTTCCTCTTCTTCCAGCATTTTAACTGTTGGCATGAGCTCAAGAAGAGCGCTCTCCAATTCATCGTCTTCGATTTCACCGAAATCGATTTCCATTTTGATTTCATTTAAAAGTTCTTCTAGGTTCATATCATCCTCGTTTTTATAACTTTCTTTTTTGGAATTAGAATTTTCTTCTTCCTCGTTTTCTTTTTCGTTTAAAAGTCTTTCGATAGTTTCAAAGACGTCTTCGTCAAGGTCTTCCTTTTTTGCGTCCTTTTTACTTTCTTTATCTTCATCTTCGTCTTTATCTTTTTCTTCAGATATTTCTCTTGCAAGTTCTAAAATAGCTGATTCTTCAAGAATAATCTCATCGTCTTCATTGTAAGATTCATATGATTCATTAATAAACTCATCAGACTCTTCAATGTTTCCAGTTAACTCTCTATCGATAAGCTCTCTTACTCGTGGGGTAATAGCTTCGATTATTGCATTTTTTGCATTTTGCTCTGCAACTTCTCTTAGCTTTTTAGCCTCAGCTATTGCCTGTTCATAAATGTTTGTTGACATTTTTTTCTCCGCTCTTAATTTAAATATACGTTAAAAAGTTAAAATGCTTTGATTACTTAAAAAAAAGTTTTCTAATAAATCATGGTCAGCTTCTTCAAAATCTTCAAAAAAGTCTTTCAATCTAAATTTTATCCTAGGTTTTCTTTTTTTTGATTTCACATTACCTTTTGTAAAGCCCCACAAAGTACCGGTTCTTCTAGGCATTCCAGTTGTTCTAAACGCTTGACCTGAACCTCCTGTTCCAATTGGAGGTCCATCAGCATTTTTATATAAATTTGCTATAGGAGATATGCCTTTTCTATTGCTCATATTTTCATAAACAGTACTTAAGACACTTCTTCCAAACGATTGAGGATCACCTCGATAATAATCCCCAGAGGTTTGTTGCTTCCATTTTTTTCCTAAGCTTTCTATTTCGTCGTCTAGATCAAAATCTTCTTCAGTAGACTCTTCTTCGTCATCTGCTTCATAATATGGAAAAGCGGAAGCCTGAGGCCTCCACTTTGCAGACGTATCAACGTGAGTAGGGTCATACGTATTAGAAGATATGAAATTGCCCATAACTAACCAGACTTAGATTGACCTGCAACAGGTCCTAATACTAATTCGCCAATTTTTTGAGCACTAATAACCTTTGATGTTTGACTTGGTGAAATAGCTCCTCCAAGACCAGAGCCATATAGATTTGACTTTTTAGGAAGCTCACCAAGATATTCAGGTTGGCCTGATGGCGTAGCTCCGTCAGCTGATGCAACATTTGGAATAAACGGTGACGCTGGCTTTCCGCCGCCACCTGTTTCAACCGTTGTTAAATCAGGAGAGTCTACATAGTTTAAGCTAAATGTTCCAAACATATAGCCACCATCATTAATTGTTCCGTTGGTAACGTTAGAATTTGAAAAACTTTCTCCTGGACCGCCATTCCCTTTTAGAACAGCTTCAGCTAAGTTTTTTAAATATTCTTCGTTGTATTCATCTTTACCAGCAGGTAAAGGAGAATTTGGAAAAGCTGCTCTAATTCTATTATCATTCCTATTACCCATAGGATTTGAACCAGGCAGCTTTGCTTTTACTGTTGTTGTTCTAAGGGTAGACATATTAT